ATGGCAAAATCCCAACGGCGTAATTCGGTACCAATTGGACGCATGCACTCATACCGATTGATCGATGACTGGGAAATCTGGCAGTACGCCGAACGCAAGTCCGAGCTGACAGTGAGTGAGCGAGTGCGCGTGCTCGTCAAGTTCGGGGACGAGATGGACATTCAACCCGTCAACGCGAGGCCTATCGACATTGTCCGCTGGCTCGCGTCGCACCGGAGCTGGTCCGCGAGCACGACTGCCACTTACCACTCGTATCTCAACGCCTGGTTCCGCTGGCTCCAACTGATGGAACATCGCGTCGATAATCCGATGCTCAAGGTCGGCACACCGCGGTACCCGGACCGTGAGCCGACGCCGGTTTCCGACAACGGATTGATGCGACTTCTCTTGACCCGGATGCATTTCCGTACGCGAGTGATGATTCTGCTCGCCTGCCTGGCGGGGATGCGTGCCTTCGAGATTGCGAAGGTGAAGGGCGAAGACATCGACCTGACCGTGCCGAACATTCGCGTTGAGGGCAAGCGAGGGAAGGTCCGCACCATTCCGCTTCATCACCTGATCGTGGAGGCTGCCCAGTCGATGCCGGTCCGCGGTTTCTGGTTTCCCGCAAACGCGATGCGCCCCGGGGAGCATGTGCACTCGAAGTCGGTTTCCGACATCATTGGCGACGTCATGCGCCGCGCGAGCGTGACGGGAAAGCCACACAGCCTGCGTCACTGGTTTGGCACAACGCTCCTCGATGACGGCGCGAATCTTCGAGTAGTCCAGGAATTGATGCGCCATTCATCTGTGGCCACCACGCAGATCTACACAAAGGTGCCGGACCAAGCAGGAAAGGATGCGATCAGTCGTCTCGATCCATTTCGCGCGAGCCGACCTGAGCCTTCAATGCATATCGTCGACGGCGAGGCAGCCTAAAAATGCGTTGGTAATCCGACCAAGTTAGCTGTTACGTCCGCATCATCTGGTTTGATACCCCCATGAAAACACTCATGGGGGTTATCGCCGTCTCCGTCGCTGTGCTCGCGATCGGTGGATGCTCCAGTAGTGGTGATGACGAGTTCAGTGCTCGCTCCGGAACCCAGCAGTACGAATCGGCGCAGAGCATTGCTGATGACCTCGAGGCTGCCGGGTTCGACTGCAAAGACTTCAAGAAGGATGCGGTGACGACCTACTCGGCCGACGCCGGCAGATGCTTCCTCGAGGATCGAGAGATCGTCCTCTCTGTCTTCACCTCGGAGTCGATGCTTGATCAGAACATTGCAAGCACCCTGGGCATTTCCGAGCCGGTTCGCGCACAGTACGGATTTCTGGTCGGGTCGAAGTGGATGATCAATTGCGGAGACACGACAACGAAACACACCTGCAAAGACATCAAAGAGCAGCTCGGTGGCCGCATCGTTAAGCCGATCAACTACTAGCGGATACAACGAACGCCCCCAACCCTCCGGAGTTCGGAGAGCTGGGGGCGTTGTCGTTTTCGAGAGTTGTCGGTGGCCGCGTCTATTGTCTGTCGCGCGGGGTCGGGAGGGTAAGGGAAGACCAGCTCGGCCCCGCTTTTAGGTCGCGGGCACCATGCGCAGATAGGTGTTTGCGCCGTCCTTCACCACGCGGTTTCCCACCACACCCGAGTTCACGTACCCCTCGCACCGCAGTAGGTCGCCGTCCGCGACCGTGAGTGCGAAAGTGTCCGCGAAGGTTGTGGATCCGGTGGTGTTTCCTTTCGTCCACACAATCTCGGTGCCGTTGCGGGTGACGCGGTAGTTCCTCGACGTGGCGCTCGTCGGCCATTCGGACCCGACGTGGATTGTCGCCGGACCCGCCCCACTGATGCGGAGTGCATTGCCGACGACCGTCGCACCCACCTCGGGGGTGAATGGTCCAATTTCGGTCCAGGTCGTCGACGGCAGCGTTTGATCGCCGTTCTTCGTCATGCCCACGGCCGCGAACGACGAGTAGATCAGTTCCCATGCGGAACCGGTCCAGCGATACGAAGACTTGATGATCTTCCATGCCGACCCTGTCCAATAGGCACGTTGCTTGATCTTCTTGAATGCGGTGCCGTTCCAAACGTGTGCGGACATCGGTCACTCCGTCACGTGGTAGATGACGCCAGTGATTTGTCCTGACGTTGGCAGTGCTGTGACGAACTGGTTCGCGTCGCCGCGCATTGCAGTCGTCGACGTCGTGCCAATCGCCAGACTGGACGTGCCTGCCCCGATCGCGTTTCGAGCGTCAGCCGGAGCTGCGGCTTGCAGAACCGCCTTGCCAGTCGTTCCCGCGTCGGAGATCTGGGCAGCCGTGTGCGTGTGTCCAGTGTTCGACTTACCGTCCAGCGCATTCTGCAATCCGCTGATGTTGGCGATGTCGTGAGTGTGGGCCGTCGGGGGTCGCGCATCGGACAGCCTGGCATCCGTGCCCTGAACGGCACTGTCGGCCTTGTCGAGCGACGCCTGCACTGCCGCACTCAGCTTCGGCTTGGTGACGGCTCCGTCTTGAACCTTGATGGTCGAAATCGCATTGTCTGCCACTGCGCCCGTTGCGATCTCGTCGGCCGCAGCTTCCGCCCGGTCCGCTTCGGCCGACGAGCGATCGGCATGGACCGACGATGCGTTCGCGGACGATGCCGACGAGATCGCGCTTGCGTTTGCCGCGCCAGCCTGCGCGCTAGCGGTGCTCGCGAATCCTTCGGACTGCGTCTTCGCGGCCAGTGTCGCGTCACGCGCGGCGATCGTTGTCGCCTTGTCTGCCGCCACTGTGGTGGCGCTCGCGTCGACGGAGGCCTTCGCGTCGAGCGTGTCCGTGCGCGCGGTGTCGACTTGCCCCTTCGCGGTGAGTGTCGCATCGCGTGCCGCGAACGTGTCGGCCTTGGCTGTGTCCACCGCGGTGCGAGAAGCTGCCGCCGATGCGGCATCTGCCGACGCCTGGGTTAGTGCAGGGACCGTGACCTTGGGTAGAGCAGTGCTGTCCTCGAGTCCGAACTGCAGTTGATTTCCCTGTACTGCAACGGAACTGATCGACAGACCGCGCTCACCCCGGAATGCTGCACCTTCGCCGTCGGCCGGCCATCCAGTCATGCCGTAGATGTAGAGAAGACCATCCGCATTGACGACGAACGCGGCACCTAGATCCCACGGTCCGGGGCCTAGATCCGCGTACGTCGGCACGGAACCGGACAAGGTGACACCAGCGCCAGTGTCGCCCTTCTCGCCCTTGGTGATGACCTTATGGTCGGAGATCACGATCTGCTCGAGCTCTGATAGGCGGTGACTTCCAGAGTCGGGAATCATGAAATCGTAGGTGGCTTGCCAGTTCTGGGTTGCGATCGTGACACGACCCGGACCAGGGTCGAGATCCGGGGACGTGACTCGTCCCGACGCGTCGGCGTAGACCGGAATGTCGGTCGGGGTAATCATGCCGTCGCCGTCGGCCTTGGTGCGATACGGGACGCCGTGGAATGTCGCAGTGACTTTGTCCGGCCGGAGCGCGAGATCCTGGAAGTCCTCGAAGATGATTGTCACGTCATTACCCCTGTCCCGTATCGCCCTCGTTGATTTTGCGGCTGATGTGTTGCACGGAAAGGCGGTTGAAGGCAGGACCGCCGAGTGCGCCACGGCCAGGGGCCATTTCGGTGATGTAGATCTGCACCTGATATCCCGGCGTCGGAACGACCACTGATGTGATGTTCGTCGACGAGAACGGTTCCGAATCGGTCATGCGCGTCTTCTGCCTGGAGAAGACCTGTCCGGCAGTGTCGAGTACGCGAATTTCCCACTCGACCATGCCCGAGAGGAATTGAATGTAGTCAATCCACAGCTGGCACCTGATGTCCCACAGGCCTTGATCGTCGAACACGATTCGCCCGCTCGCGAGATGGCAGCCCTGCATCGGCCCCACCTTGTTGGTGAATCCGACTTGGCCCTTGTTGAACAGTCCTGCAACAGTATTCGCGTAGGCGGATCCGTAGTCGAGTAGGGGTGACAGCAGATCCGTTCTCTCGTTCAAATCCTCTTGCCCGTCACGCATTCCGATTCCGAGTTTTTCTGCAATATCCTTGGTGTCTTGCGCTCCGGAACCGGATGGTGGGGGCACAAACTGATCAGGTGAGGTCATCTCTCACACCTCCTCTTTGAGTGACTCGGGAACCTCGGGCGGTTGCTGCCCCGGAACGTGATGTTCGATCCAGCGCAACAGGTCTCGAATGAAAGCGATCGCGAGCCGGAACCGCTTCTGTTCGTCCCGAAGTTTTGATTCCAGACGGTTGATTCGCTCGTCTTGCTGAGTGATTCGAGCGTCCATCCGCGCGAACTGAACTTCGTTGGCTTTGAACAGTTCTGCCCAGTTGTCGGTTGTGTTCGATTCCCTGGACGAGGCCCTGGCGAGCCGTGCGCCGAGATATCCGAATATTCCCGCAAGGATCGTGGCTGCGACGCCAGCGAGTGTCATTCCGATGGGCGACATTTCACCCCCCGTGGAAACTGGGGAGGGTGTGAGCGTTCACTGAGCGCAGCGACACAGATAGCCAGACCGGCGATGGCTACGTAACTCATCGCGGAGACGTACGCACGCGGTATGTGCAAGAAGATCTGCGAGAGCATGAAACTGCCAGCCCACAGAAGATTGAAGGCGATGGCGAATCCGAATCCGATCGGTTGAAGTCGCCGCCAGAAGACAGCCACGAGAGCGATAGCGCCGGTGACAATCCACCCGACCGCATACCAGGACAGTGGGATTAGGTGGTCGACGAACGCGAGTTGAGCGGGTGACGAGTCTGGGGATCGCGGACCGATGTACGACGATCCCCGGACTACAGAGGTGACACCCAGGATTGCGAGGGCAATTCTTCGGACCATCACTGGCCCCCTTACTGGGTCAGCGGGTCAATTGCGTTTGCGGTGCTTGCCGGTTCCGAAAGCGACATCGTCCGCAGATGGATCCGGTTCCGGGTCTGCCGAAGCGGACTCGACTGCGAGCAGCTCCGGCCGAATGGGAGCCAGTGAGGGCAAACCCTTCGTAGATCCGAAGTTGCTCGTGGCGAGTGACGTCAGAACCGAAAACAGTGCAGCCGTCGCCGCCAGCGTGAGCGCGTCGCGCCAATTCACGTCCGCGAGTGTTCCCGTCGCCGGAATCGCGCCGACCAGTGTGCTGACGAATGTACGTCCCACGCGGTCGGCCAGGTCGATGACGAAATTGCCGGACGTGAGTGCTGTCGACGTCGACAGCGCAATCAGGAACGACACGAGCGTCGCAAGCGCGGCCGACGAGAGCGCAGTCGTCCACGACACCGACACGATTGTCGCGCCGGCACCTACGAAGATGAGCAACGTCTGCACGAACGTTTTGCCGCTGCGATCGAGTAAGTCCAGCCAGAAGGCGCGTGAGTCGATCGTGTTGGTGCCGACGAGCTGGACGCCGACAGTGACCGTGTTCTCGGGTTCAGCCATCAGTCAGCCCCCTTCTGACGTGCGATGGCTGCGTTAGCCCAGAACATCGCCTCTTCGAGCTTGGTGAGTGCGAGCGCCTTCTCGCGACTCGGTGGCAGGTCTCGGTCGAATCGATGTCCGAGTTCCTTGCAGGCGTTGCGGACACTGTCGTGTTCCGCTCGCTTCTCCTGAGTGGTCGCCGGATGGAAGGCGAACCGGTTCTCGACGTCCTGCGACGTACGCGGATCGTGGTAACTCATCACTTACCCCCAAGGATCTCGATCGCACCCGACGGATGCCAGAGCAGGGATCCGCGGTCGAAGTCCTGACGCCGGCCACCTTCGTGGTCGTACTCGTCAGATGTCGGCCAGCCGAGTTTCGTGGGCTGTCCGTCGACGCCGCGCACGCCACCCTCTTCGATCCAGCGTCGACCGATGACGCCGTGGCAGACGAAACCAGGCGTGCCGTAGCGCCGAGCGATGGTGCCGCCCTGGAAGCTCTGCAGGTCACCTTCGCCTTCGTAGACGACGTGGAACCGTTGCGGGTAGCCGAGAAACTCGATCTCCCAGCCGCGCGCAGCCCATACCTCGTAGACCAGCTTCGGCACGGGTACCGCGCCTGTATCGGGATGCCAGTAGATCGAACCGTTCTCGAAGTCTGCGTAGCGGCCGACGCCGTCCTTGCATGGCTTCTCGCCATCGTGCAGGCGCTTGCCGAGCCAATCGGAGAAGAACCGGACACGGTCGATCTGGTTCTCGATGACGGGCACTTCCGGCTTCACGCCGTTCAGTTCGGCAATCATGTTGTCGACATCGGCGCGGAACTTGCCCATGTCCATCCCGCCCGGATCCCACTTGCCTTGGACCTTCGCCCACTCTTTGTGGCCGATGGTGCGCGTCGAGCTATACCCGAGCTTTCGGAGGATCGCGGCATTGATGCGTACGTACGCCCAATACTGTTCGGAAGACCAGCCTTCGGTACCGCTGTTTTCCGCCTCGATGCCGATGGTGACCCAGTTCGCGGCATTCGTTCGAATCCCAGGCCAGGAACCTTCGCCTGCGTGGTAGGCGATACCGACGCCGCAGATGGTCGCAACACCCTTGCGGGAGAGGTGGATCTGCGAAGCCAGTCCGAGCGACGGGTGATTCGCGATCGCACCGGGGCCGGGATTCGACCCGACCGGTGCGCCAGTGTGATGGTCGATGACGCCCCAGATTTCACCGAAATCCCCGTGGCCTCGATCGAGTGCGCCCGGATAGAGCGAGACGCTTACCCCCGCATCTCGAATGACCTGCTCGAGCCAGACGGGATCACCTGTCCATGTCATTGCTTGTCCTTTCGTGAGTTCTTTTTCGCGCGCATGGCGTCGTATTTCGCCAGCACTTGGCGGATCTTCTCGATCTCTTTTTCGGGAAGGTCGTCGAGAGGAAGATCGTCGAGTTCCGGTGTGGGACTTTGGCGTTCGATCGGCTTGTCGATGTCGACCCACTGGCCAAGGTTGTTCGGGCCGATCTCACCGACGAGCGGCGGCTGATAGTGGACGAGCGGTCCGACGTGAATTCGGACGATCCATGACCCGGTCTGACTTGGTCGGCCGACGATTAGTCCACTGTGCTTGTCCAGTCCGAGTCCGGGCGGAACCCGACTACCAGTGACGATGCGCCACGCAGTCTTGTCGGCGTCCGGCACTGGAATAGTCAGCGGCCGATCGAGTAAATACTCGTCCACTGCGCCCGAGAGCTGCTCGACGATACGGATCCGCAACGTGACCGACCGCGGAGCGATGTTCGGCAACTTCACGCCGAGATCTTCGAGAAACTTCCCGAGAGCATTCAATTGCGGAGTCTCGAAAGAAACTCCGGCCGAGCCGTTCTCGTCGAACGGTGGATGCAGAAAGATGAAACTGTACGGATGCATCGTCTCCGGCCAGCTGTACGGAAACGCAGGATGGTGCTCCGCCATAGTCGATCGCTCCTAGATGAGGTTCTGGTACCTGGTGGATTCCGCGTGCAGGGTTTCGATCAGTCGAAGCGCAGACGAACCGGGTAGCTCGTCTTCGCGTGAATCACCGATCGTGATCTCCCATACCGGAGGCTGCGTGCGCGACCACCGACGACGCTTCTTGACGACGTACGAGAGCCAGATCCGTTTTCCGATCTCGAATCCACAGCGGTGCCCCAGGTCGACGTCTTGGCCGATTCGGTATGGCACGCCGTCGATCACGCCCGCAGTGAACGAGATGAACCCGCGTTTCTCGTGCAGGGCAACTCGGCCACCCTGCAGCCCGGACAGTGACCAGGCGTCACCCGGCGCGTACGTCTGTCGATACGAGTGTGAGCCCATCGACTGTTTGCGCTTGGTGTTCGTGAACCGCTGCCACGCGAGAATGACGTCCTCGACAGCTCGGTCGAAAATACCGAGTCCGAGCGCTGGCAGGCCTATCAGTAGTCCGATGTACGCCAACGCAGAGTTCAGCAAGAGCTTGACCGAATTGTTCACCCACTGAGGACTTTTCCCGCCGATGATCACTGTGTGACCGGTCGCGTGATGTATCCCCATCTTCGAGTTCACGAGGCCTTGATGCTGCGATCTTCGCCAGATCACCACCGGAGGATTGACGCCGGCCGGAGGCACTTGACCGGAGTTCGGATCCGCGATCGTGACCGTCTCAGACGTGCCGTCGGGGAAGACCACGCGCACGAGATCGAGGATCGGATCGAGGAACGTTCCGGTGGCACCACTGACGAACGACGCTTCGACAACGTCGATGATCAGCGTCGGTTCAGTGAGAATGCAGTAATCGGGGAACGGCTGCGAGTCACCAGGCATCCACCGCTGCGTTGTGAGCATCAGGCCGGCGTCTTCGAGAGTGGCCTTGATCAGATCCCACAGGTTATCGAACCGCGCTGCGAGAACAGTCCACTCGGACGTGTCCGGACCGATCTGCGGCGCGATCAGAACCTTCCACTTCGACGGGTCGATGTTGTTCTTCCAATAGGTCTTGTCCCACAGGTTGAACGGGTGAGGAAGCCATCCCGGTTGATACTCACGGAGGAAGTTCCGGAACAGGTACGAGCGAACCGCGGTCTTCGCGCGTTTGGCCTGAACGTCGGACTTGGGAAACTGAAACTCCAAAGGCGCGAGCGTATTTGCCCATGCCAGGTTGTTCTTGACGTGCTCGATGTCTTCGAGACCAATGACCGTGACGCGTTCGTAGCCGTCGTCCGCGTTGAACTCCACCTCGATATCGATCACCTTGTACCCGATGCGTTTCTCGGGATTGTCGATCGGCTCGACGTAGAAGTGAATGTCTTCCTCGACCGTGTTCTGATAGACGAGCCAGTCATTCCACGGATGGTCACCGGGGAGAGTGAAGCGTCCCTCTTCGGTGTCGTTGACCATCTTGCCGAAGTCGACTTCTTCTTCGCCGACGATCTCGGTTACGAGCCGCCACTCTTTGTCACACAACCCGATTCGATCGCGCGCGTTGTGATCGCGTTCTTCCTTCTCGCGTCGGGCGGTGATCTTCTCCGAGACTGCGCTGAGTACGCTCACCGGATCACCCCCACGGCTTCGAGTACTGGTCGATCAATTCGATACGAATGTCGCCAGTGCCCTTGATCTTGAACTGAATCGGATAGATAGTCCGCGGCGGAATCGGATCCGTGAACGTGACACCGCGCATCGCTTCCGGCCACACTGCCGGACCGTTTTCCACTTCGAGCGTCCGAACCTGGGGATCCGTGTAGAGCTTCCAGTTCTGTGTCAGCGCTGGCATCTTCACCATCCGCGACGTCGTGCCGTCTTGGACCTCCCACGCGGAACCGGGCGTGCCGACAATGATCGGCCACAACGGCCGGTCCGTCGGATTGGTGATCTCGAAGATGCGTTGCCCCGAGACGACTTGCTCGTCTTCGCGCATGCCTGCCTGCCACGCCGGATTGCACGCAACCAACTCCATGTCGTGCTCCATGAAATTGTTCACGTCCGGCGCGATCGACCACTCCGACGGAGGGTTCTTGCTCTTACGGATATCGAGCCAGCGATACGGGCCGCTGTTCTTGCTTGCCGTGAAACGGCCGGCCTTCTCGGTCGACCAGCCGTCCCACCAAGCACTTTCGACTTCGTCGTGAATGTCCTCGGTCGCCCCTCGGGTGCCGATGAGAAGTCCGACCTTGCGCTCGTCTTCGATCGTCTTGCGAGGTGTCGAACCGATCTGCCACGCGCCCGACGACGTAACGAGTTCGGCCGGTGGCAGATACAGTCCCGATGCCTTGTCCAGGATCGCAACGTTCTCCGCGGCCTCCATGTACCCGTAGAGGTGCCACGTACGGCCGCGAATGTCTATGTAGCCAAAATTCTTTGCCATACGTGGCACCTCCAATATGTCGTTGTCATCGACGCCGGGAGCGGTGAGCGACAGTGCGCTGTCCACCGCCTGTTTGAGTCCGGCGCTGCCAGCGTTCGAACATCGAGAACATCTGCTCTTCGTCGAGCAAACCGGTGAATGACGGGGAGTACGTCGTACTGCCGCCTCCGCCGATCGGATTCTCGGATTCGAAGGCGCGGAACACGTCTCCCTGTTCGAGCACTCCGACGAGCCGCTCGAAGTCCTCGGTCATCTTCGGCCCGAGTGTGCGTTCGGGTCGGATGATGTCCTTGGGCATCAGTCCGCGACCGACCGCGACTCCGCCCGTGTCGAAGGGTGGGAACTTCTTCAACACGTCAGCCATCGTCATTCCGTTCGAGAGCGGAACGGGCAACTGGCTGAACACTTCCTCTGGCGAAATGGTGATCGTCGGGGGAGATGTGATCGTCGGCGCGATGTCCTTCGGCTTCGGCTTCTTGACCGGGCCGCTGGTTCGTCCGCCTGTCGTGCCGGTGTTGTCGACGAAGAACTTGTTCGGATCCGCGAGGAACGAGTCCTGCAGTCCGAGTGTTTCGAGAATGCCGCCCGCCAGGATTCCGCCGAGATCGGATCCGATCTCTTCGAACGTCTTGACGCGCAGTCCGTCTCCGGTACCGGTGGCAGCGGTTTGTTCGTCGGCCAGGCGATTGCGCGCCTGGTAGACGGACATGTCCGCTTTCTCTTTGTCCTGGCTCGTCGACTTGGGATCGCCGTAGACGCGGTCTCGGTCGAGTTCCGCGTCGGTGAGCGCCAGCTCGGCACTGCGCATGCTGATCTGTTCATCAGTCATGGACCCTGGGAGGTCCGGCGCGGGACCGTACGACTCGATGCCCGTCTCGCTGGAGCGCTTCGCTTCGAGATCGCTCACCTTTTGTTCGGCGCGAGCGACTTTCAGGTCGGCTTGCTGACGGTCAGCGTCCGTTTTCTTCTCGTTGGCGTAGACCTTGTCTCGAGCCTCTTTCGCCTGCGTGATCGCCACGCGAGCAGATTCGAGAGCAAGCTCGTCCGCCTCGGTCCACTTCGACCCAGCGATCTCCATGTCGGACGTTCCCGCTGCAGTTCCGGCACCCGCATAGGTTTCGCCAGGTTCGTATCCGGCGAACTTTTCGAGCGGGAGATGGAACTTGTACGGGAACTGTGAATCTTCCGCCTTGGCGCGGCCCCCGCCGATGCCCGATGTTCCGTGAGCGCCACCGGACTCGACAGGTTGGCCGTCGAGTGTCGCCGCCATGTGTTCCTGCGAGACGCCGACGTTGAACGGTGACTTCGGGTTGAGGCCCTTCGCCAGGCCTGCGAGTGCGCCGTCGATGAGTGTGTACGTGGTGTAAATGCGACCGGTTGCAGTACCCAGACCCATGAGGATCTGCTGCACCCAACCGACGAACCCGGAACAGTCGAAGTTGGTCGGACCGGTTCCGCCCCATGCGTACTCATTGCCTTCGACGCCGCGGATTGCAGACTTGGCCGTTGTGATTGCGCCACCGAGAGCGAACTTCCCGACCAGGCCAGCTTTCAGGGCCCGTCGGAATCGGTAAGCGCCAGCCTGTCCACCCAGGCGATTGACGTCTTCGACGTCGAACATGTGCTCGCCAGGCATCGCCATGATCGGGACTGAGTCCTGACCACGGACGCCGCCTGAGATCTCGCCGCCGTCGGCGTACCCATACATGCCTTGGAGCGAGGTCGGCATCGCTGGAACATTGGGATCCGGCTTGGCGATGACATTCGCCATGATGTTGACCGAGATGCCAGTGTTCCGGTTGATGAAGTCGTTGATCGCAGCCTGCGCCGCGTCAGCGCCCGTCAACTTGATGTGGGTCGGCAAAACTTCCGGCCACAGCTTGTACTGATTCGCCAGCGCCGTGGCCTGCTCGAGTGTGTCGCCAGCTTCCATACGTTGGCGAATGAACTCGTCGCGGACCTGCTGACCCGCTGCCTGAACTGCCGCGGCAGTATCTGCGGCACTCAGTTTCTGGTCGACGGCTGATTGCGCTGCAGCCGCTCCGGCCGCATCGAAAGCGCTCGCAACGGACTGCATCTCCCGATGAAGTCCGGCACCCGCAGCGCTGGTCAGGTCGAGTTCGCCCGACGCCGTTCGTGCGGACGCCCCGGCATTGGCAGCCGCCGTGTTGAATCCGGACAGCGCCAGCGTGACCTTGGACTGTGCTTCCTCCGCGGTCATGAGATCGCCGCGCCATGCAGCCATCGAGTTGGCTAGTCCGTCGATACCGGCTGCGGCACCGACAGCGCCGTCGTGCATCGCCTTGAACGCATCATTGACCGCGCTCGCAGAAGTGCGCGAAGAGACGAGTTCGGCTCGCATCTGCGTGTACTTCTGCGTGAGTTCGGATCCTGCTCCGCCTGCGGCATTCATTCGGAACTGGAGCTGTGCCCAATCGGCATCAGAGCCAGAGATGCCTTTCGCAATGTCACTCGAGGTGATGCCGAAATCAGTGAATGCAGCCTGAGTTTCCTTGGCGGCTTCTCCCACCTTCTGCAGTTCAGAGACATCACTCGTCGACGAGAACTTGAATCCGGCGAACTCGGCAATGTCTCCGATGCCGGAGGTCATTCCGCTCGTGTTGAAGACGTCGCTACTGAAACCGACGATCTTCTCCCACTTGCTCGGGATCCGTTCCTCCGCGTCAGTGAGCTCCTTCTCGATCGACGAGATCTGTTCCTTGACGACGGACTTGACGCCCGAATCGATCGTTCCCGCCGACGAGCTGAATGCCTCGTCGAGGCTCCTTCGGTATTCCTTGAAGGAAGTTGCCGAGCGCTCGGCAGCGCCGCGGGAATCTTCGAGACTGTCGACGATGCCGTTGTTCGTCGAGACGAACGCCGTCACTGCCACAGCCGCAGCCACCAGGCCCACGCTGAACATTCCGCCAGGGCCGAGCATCGAACTGATCCGCTGCAGACCTGAACGCATGCCGCCCAGCGCTGCGCCCGCGACGCCTTGCACACCTGCGCCGAAGGTTGCAACCGACGCCGTGGCTTGCCGCAGCCCACCCATGAGTAGACCGGAGTTCGCTGCAGCCGCCCGCTGCGCTGCCGCGTACGCCGTCAGTGACGAGGCTGCAGTGCGGGTGGCGATGGCTTCACGGACTCGCGCTGCAGTGCTGCGTGTCGACGCCGGCACTGTGCCGTTCATGGCAGCGGTGTTCGCGGTCAGCGCCGCGGTGTGCTGATTGAGAGCTGCAGTGAGCTGACGCTGAACGATCAGTGTTGCGGGAGTTTGGATCGCAGTCAGGAAGCGGCCGATGTTGCCGATCGCCGTGGTGGCCTTGATTCCTACCAGCGCGCCCGCGAGCCCGACAACTGCGACCTGTGCAGTCGTGGAGTGATCGGCCAGGAATCCCATCGTGTTTCCGACAACGCGTAGACCGGACGCAGCGACGGTGACCGAGTCGCCGCCGAGCTGGACGAGTGAGACACCCGCATCCTTGACGGCAGTCCCGACTTGCTGCGTGACCTCCCAGAGCTGACCAAGAACGCTCTTGTTCTCGTCAGCCGCTCCGGTAAGTCCATCGATCGTGGATTCGGCGTCGCCCCCGGACTGTGAGAGCTTGTCGAACATCGCGCCGACGTTGCCCGCGTCGTCACCGGAGAACAGTTCCTTGACGGCTTGAAGGCCTTCACGGACTTTGAACAGTGTCGCGACCGCCTGGGAATCTTCCTCGAGCCCGAACGTCAGTGAACTGCCCCGGAACTCACCCTTGGACAGGATCGACCAGACGCCCGAAAGTCCGTCGTAGACCTCACGGGCTTTGACGCCGAACTTCTCCATCTTGGTTGCCGGTCCGTCGATGGACGAGCCGGACGAGACGAAAGCCTGACCGAGTTCGGTGAGTCCGGCTGCCGCAGCCTTCGCGCCGGCTTCCACCTTCGGGGTGATCTTGTCGACGAAGCCGGTGACCTGAGCGAGTCCGGCTTTCATCATGGGGAGGAACGGTTGAATCGCTGCTGCCCCGGCGCGGCCGAGAGCGGCTTTTGTGTTCGCCCATGCGCCGCGCAGTGTCTTGCCAGATTCGAGGGCAGCGCCGCCGATGTTCTCTTCGATGACCTTGCGGAAGGTCTCCGAGTCGACCTTGCCTTGCTTGACCATGTCGGAGAGTTCGTCGGCCGATACGCCGTATTCCTTTTGCAGCCATTGGAAGATCGGGATTCCGCGGTCTGCGAGCTGATTGAGGTTGTCGGTGTAGGCCTTGCCGCTCGTCTGGACCTTGTTGAAGATCGAGCCCATCTCTTCGAGGGACGAGCCAGCGATGGTTGCAGCGTCGGCAGTGAGCCCGAGATACTTCGTGAGTTCCTGCCCCGGCGCGATACCGGCTGCGACAGCGGACGCCGCGATTGTTGCCGCGTCGCCCAGGCCGTAGGCAGTGCCCTTCACTGACGTGAGGGCGTTGTCCATGATCGTGTCGACGCTCTGGGCTTCGTGGCCGAGTCCGGCTAGTTTGCCCTTGGCGTCGTCGATGGCCACGACGCGCTGCATGCCGAGAGTGAGAGCTGTTCCGATGACGCCGGCCGCGGCGGCACCGGTAGCGGCTGCACCGACCTTGAGAGTGGTCCCGATGCCCGATGCGATCTTGCTACCGATGCCGCGTCCGGCTTTGTCTGCGCCGGAGACGACTCCGGCCGAATTGATTTCCTTGGTGATGCCCGGAACGATCTTGCTCGTCTCGGGGACGATGCTGAGATATCCGACGCCGAGTTCTACACCTGGCATAGCGAATGCAACCCCCTTTTCGGGTCTAGGCGACGCCGTTGCTGCCTTGTTGGGCTGCAGCGAAATTGGCTTTGCGTCGCGCGAGTTCCCCGCGGATATCGGTCACCTTTGCGCCCTTGGGCTCTCCGGTGTTGGACGCGGGTTTGGGTCCGGGATTCGCTGAGTTGATGAACAGGTTGAAGAGTCGGTTGTTCGAATTCCGAGTACCGTCTGCCGTGAGAATCCGGAGCATGTTGTCCGGGGTGCGGTAGACGGCATGCGGGTCCAACAGAGCGACGTACGCCGATGTGCCGGGTAGGTGCTCGATGAACGTCAGCAGGTCATACCAGGACAGCCCGACTCCCAGATCATCGAGAGTCAGGCCGGCCAAGGTAAGTAGATCGAAATTGATTGCCCCTGCAGAGTCCTCGTCGTCGAGAAGGTCTGCGAGGCCTAGGATTCCCCCTCGGTCACCGGGGCGTTGCCATTCCAGGTCTGCCACATCTCGAACTGCTCACCGATCGAGAGATCGTCGACAAGGTCGGCCATCTCGTCGCCGACGAGCTGCCGGATCGAGTAGACCATCAGCTCGAGTTCGGTGGGCGGATCTTCGCGCCCGCCTTCGTCTTCGGGCTTGCCGACGAGCGCCTTCTGCTCCTTGATCCACTTCTGCGCCGCGCGCACAACTGCCTTGCTGCGGTAGTGCCACTTGCGGACAGTGAACGTGTGAACGGATTCGACACCGTTCTCGTCCTCGGACGTGAACTCGATGGTGACCTTGTTCTTCGGGTCGGATGCGGACGTGATCCTGTGGGGAGTGCTCATTGCGCCGAGCCTTTCCAATAGTGATGGTTATGAGAGTTGGTGCGCGCGGGCTGTTTCGGTCCCACCCGGTGAGGGCAGCCCGGCGCATGGGGATTTGAACCCCCACCGGGTGAGTTCACTGCTGTCAGCCAGCGGGCGGGATTGCCGCGATCTGACGAGCGATCTCGTCGTGAATCAGCTTCGGACTCACGAGTCGAGCGGTGGTGACGGTTCCCGCCTGCAGTTCCGCGGCTGTCGCCAAAGACGGCAGCGTGGGAATGGTCGGCTTACCGGTGAGATCTCCGTACGCGCCGGAGAACGGAGCGGGTAGCTCCTCGATCGCGTCGTGAGCGTCTTTGACGCCCGTTTCGATGCGAATCAATTCCTCGGCAGTCACCGGGGTCTCGCCGGGTAGCGCGGCGGGCGCGGTCGGGTCGTTCTTCCAATCGAGCTTTGCGGTGAATGTCATCGATCAGTTCCCTCCGGGGAGTAATGCCGTGCCTGGCAGGGTGTTAGGGCCTGGCACGGCCGCTATCCCCCCGTGACCGCGAAGGTTCCGTCGTCGCGGTACTCGACGACGTTGCCGCCCATGAGTTCGACGGACGTCGGTGCGTACGTCTTGATCGTGAGCGTGCGAGAGGTGACGTTGTTGTGTACGTCCTTGATCTCGGCAACGGAGACGACCTGACCGTTCTCGACGACGTAGCGCTTGGTCTTCTTGCCCGAGATCGCCTCGATGACAAACGAACTGATCGGGAGAGGATCCGCCGTGTGGTAGATCGTCTTCTGAGTGCCGGCCGTCGTGGTCGCGGGCGTGACGATGACGTTCGCATCACCGAACGCAGACTTGAGGACAGCGACGTTGTCGTCCTCGAGCAGTGTGATGGTGATGGTCTCGTCGTAGTTCGTCTGAACGTTGACGAAGGTCTTTCCACCGAACATCTTGATGTCGGTGTTGTCGCGGGTCTGGGCCACGGTGATGCCGTCTTCACCGCACGCGCCGTGATCGAGGAAGAGCGGATCGAGCGCGGAGAGTGCATCGGTGGGGAGTTCCGTACCGACCGGAGCTCGGAAGAACACGCCGCCGTCGATGGGAGGCGTTCCCACGAAGGCGTTCAGAACGTTTACAGCCATGATTTGCCCCTTTCAAAAGGCTTGGGAGAGTTGCGCCGAGCTAGTTGCGGAGCGCTATTCGACGAGCAGCAACAGTCGTCCGGAGAACTGCCATCGCGTCTGGTCGGACTTATCCGGCCACTCGTACGCGGCCGAGTCCTCTTTCCAGCCGGTGATGAATGCGTCGAGCGCATACCGGCCGGGAGCCGCCTTGAGGATTGCGCGAACCAGACTGGTCAGGTCTTCGGCCGCGCCTTCGTCGTTGGCCCACACTTCGAAGAGCATGTTCGCCACGTCGATTGCGCCGTCGTCGGTGAGTCCGCCGCCCGGATTGCGCGTCGCCCGAACCATTCTCGGGCGACGCGGATTCGGAACCTTGGTGGAGACCCACACATCGGAGTGATCGTCCGGGAGTAGATCGCGAATGAGCGCTGTCGCGTTCTTCTGTGCGGACTTCGGAATGAACAGCGCGGGCTTATCGGACACTGCCGAGCACCCGAACCAGTGTGTTCTCAGTGGCATTCCGTTGACGTGCGCTCCACGTCGCGGGATAGACGATGGCGCGCCAGCGACCCGAAGGGCGTTTTGCGCCTTGCTGAGAACTCCATTCGAAACCCGGTCCGGCCGCGCTGGCCATGCGAGCTGCCAACCCGTCGATTTCGGATTGTGTTTCGGGACTGCGGCGAATTTCGTAGAGTGCGCCGGGTTTGATCTCGACTCGATTAGCCACTGAGCACCTCGTCAGGATCGATGTACGTCACTTCGGCTGACGCCCAGAACGTCGGGTTGAAGGTTGCAAGAACCTCGTGCCGGGATGGATCCGCGTAGATCATCAGTGCCGACGTCTTGTCGTCCAACGCGAACGAGACGGAGCGGTAACGAGATTCGCCCTGCGCGTGCCTGACCAGGATCGCGTTGTGTGGATCCGGAAGCGCATCGTCCAACTCGACGAGATCGACCGAGACCCAGAACTCGCGATTGAATGCTGCGATCAGTTGCCGCGGTTCAGCGCCGAACACAACCAGTGCCGAAGACTTGTCGTCGACACCGAATCGCATTGACTTGTAGTGATCTACACCTGCCGCATGTCGAACTGCGATTGCGTTGTTCATCCGGCGACCTTGTTCAGTTTGACGTCAGCCAGGCCGGGAGACCACAACGGATTGTGGTCGTACTCGGACCAGCGGGTGACTTTGAACCACCCGCGGCCGGGTAGTTCGATCAGATCGCCAACCGAGATTTCGAGTTCGGTTGGCGCATGACACGTCGCGTCGTAGTCGACGCGGTCGACGTGCCCGGAGAGCGGGGACTCATACACCCCGATGTACCACGCCCACACCTTGATCGGTGTCGGATCGCTGAGTGAATAGATCGAGTTGTTGCGATCGTCGATGGCACCGGTGTCGGTGCGTCGACGGTAGTTGACTTCGAACGTGCACTCGAAAGCGGAATCGACGGCCATGTCAGACCCCTTCCGGGAATCCGAGCCGAACCGAATACGAGCCGCTCTCGCGAATCTGCGGCCTGCACAGGGATTTCAGCTTGGCCGTCTGTGCTTCGTTGAAGAACACGCCGTTGGTCTTCTGCCTTGTGTCGATCGTCTTCTGCCACGGACCGCCCGATACCTGCGTCACGGATCCGTCGCCAGCGCCAGCGGTGTATTTGATGGCAGCGCGAAGGATCGCTTTGAGTGACGCCCGGTGAGGAAAGCTCGGATGGTCGATGCACGGTGCGTCGAGACGAGCCAGCGCGACCGCGTCGTCGATCAACTCTTGAATCTCGGATTCACTCTTGGACCCAAGTGAGGACCGCAGATCTTCCGGAGTAATGAACGGTTCAGGTTCATTCGGATTCGTCATCTGCAGCCCTCACTTACTCGGCAGCAATGCCGTGCCCGGTAGCGTGCTCGGCCCGGGCACGGCCGCTATCCCCCCGACGGTGGGGTGACGGAGGTAGTGCCGGTGTCGTAGTTGTGGGTGATGTTGACCGGCTCGTTCTGCGCATTGAAGGCCTGGTAGGTCTCCGTGCGAGTACCGGACGGGACGACGGGAACGATCGGATCGACCGCAACTACTGCGTTGACGGTCTGATGACCCGCCTCGGCCGCAGCGGCCTTATCGGGCGTCGCGGACGAGGCCCGCTCGAGTCCGTCGAACGTGTCGGCAGGTGCGTCGCCGGCCGACGTGGTCTGCGGAGCGTCGAGGCTGTCGCCTTCGAGCTTGGTGGTCTTCGGCTGAGTAGCCATAGCTTTTGTCCTCTCGGGAGTTCGGGTTTCGGATTCGGCGTCAGAGCTTGACGCCGCGCAGGCGGGCCGCGGCCTGCCCGCCCTGGACGACCACGCCGCAGTAGAACTCGATGCGAGTCCGGTATGCGGGCTTCTCCTGCAGCTCGCCCAGGTTGTAGGCCTGCAGACCGCCGTTCGAGATGCCCATGACGCCGTGCTCGTTGAAGTTCGACGCGAACTTCACTGCGTACAGGTCGGAACCCGCAGAGGCGTAGGGGAGGACTCGTCGTCCGCTCCAGTGCTCGCCGGGATCGACGAACGGGACGCCGTTCCACGTGAATTCACGCTTCCCGGTGATCTCCGAGTTCACGTAATCGGCACCACCGACCTTGCGGCCCAGGCTCTTGAGCTTGCCGATGACTTCCTTCGGCCCGTAGACGACGTCGGGAGATCCACCCTTGACGGTCGCGAACAGGTCGTCGAGTTCGTCGAGGAATGCCTCGGTGCGCGCGGACGCCGTCGAGTCGATGACCTGCTTGCCGACGAGGCGCTTGCGCAGACCGTCGAACGACTTCGGGTTGACGAGAGTGTCGCCGTTGAACATCGCGTCGATGAACGTCGCGTGCGAAGACGTCAGCTTCATCTTGACCTGCTGCGCCATGAGCGATCCGCGGGTCGCGCCGAACGTCTTCTCGAGGAAACGGTCGACGTCGGCGTCGCCACCGAGAATGACGAGACGCTCGGTGTCCATGTTGATGACACCGGTCGACTCGATGTACGCCTCGTTGACGGTACGGAAGCCGGTACCGGGAAGCGCGCCCTCGGTGTCGTAGCTGTACGCGTTGCCCTCGATCGCTTCGATCGGGAGTCGGTCGAAGACGTTGGAGACTTCGTGCATGATTTCGATTGCACCCTTGCGAACCGGATCAGGTTCGACGGCTGCAGCTTGTGCGAGTGTTACGGCCATTGGTTGGCCCACCTTTCATTGTCGACGACCGGTGAAATGACCGGTCTTACTTGGATTTCTGCGCGTAGTCGGCGTCGAAAGCTGTCTGCAGACGGTCGATACCGGACTTGACCTCGGGGGATGAACCCGCGTGCCCGATGCCTGCGTCGATGTGCGACGCGCCTGTGTCGATGAGGTGCGGCCGATCTGCGGCCACCTTTTCGAGCAGTTTCTTGACCGAGTCCGCATCGATCTCCTTGGTGAGATCGATTTCTTTCCGATCGAGGTAGAGATGAGCGTCGGCCGGACTGTGAAATCCGAGTTCTGCTGCGATCCCACGTGTTTCGGCCTGCAAGAGGCGTTCGCCGTACTCGGCCTGGACCTCGGTACGGGTGGTTCCCTTGGCCTCCTCGATCGCGCGCTCCTGATCACTGAGGTTTTTGCCGCGAAGGTCGTCGAGCTCGGCCTTGAGCTGGTCGTAGTCGGCGTACTTCGCGTATCGACCTTGGACGATTCGGTCGACGTCGGCCTGCGTGAAGGTCTTGCCGCTTTCGCCGCCACCTTCGCCGCCGTCGCCGCCCTTGCCGCCTTCGCCCTCTCCGCCTTCGCCTCCTGCAGATCCGCCACCCGTGCCGGCGTTTCCTCCGCCGCCCTCGTGGCCACCTTCGTCACGACGAGGATGGATTCGACGGGCGCAGAATCGCGCTCGCCCGATGGCGAACGGATCGATAACCTCGGGGGCGATGACGGACGTGATCGTGTTGCGCATTGGATCTCCTTCACCCGCTGAGAGCGCAGCGGTCACGCGCACCCTGCAGCCGCAGGGGAGAATGGATCCGGAAATCAGTCCGGAAGTAAGTAGCCGTACAGCTTGAGCAGTCGAAGCGCGTTCGACTTGTTCTCCGCCATCCGGTAGATCTCGGTGGGCATCAGCCGGGGAGCGCGCCACGTTGCGTAACGCTGTCCCGCAGCAAGCATTTCGCCTTGTCGCGTGACGTAGCCCGCTTGACCCATTGCGCCGTAGGCGATTCCACGTCGGGTGACACCCTCGTTCGTGATCTGCATTCGCTGCCCGAAGACGTCGGCCGTCGACAACCCTCGGTGGGCATTGATCACCTGACTGATGTCCGCTCCGTCATCGAGAATCGCCGCAGTGTCCGCACGGTTGAGGTCGGTCACCTTGCCGGAACGGATTGCCGCGAGCGGATTCACGCGCAGGTCGTCCGAATGCGCCTCTTGGGCAGGTATGTGGACGCAATCGCACTTCGGATGGCGCTCGAACCCTGTGTTCCATCGGAAGTACTTGCCCGCCTGCACAACGCAGCGTTTGCACGATGGCAAGCGCAGCATTCGGACGTAGCCACTGAATCGGCTCGAAACCATCGTGGCCTGCGTGGCCTCTCGGGCCGCGTCTGCGACCATCGTCGTGACCAAGCGCGTGACCGCCCGCGCTGCGATTGCGAGAGCGATCTGCGAACCGACGCCCTGCGCGATCGCGCTCGTCGCTGTGAGCGTCGACGCGCTGTAGAGCATCGACGTTGCCGCGGACAGGTCCGACGTGAACGCGATCGGCGCGATTTCCGCGGTAGGCGCTCCGACTCCCTGCGCGAGGGCTTGTGTGCCGACGTACGTCTGCGCAGCGCCGGCCGATGCTTCCATCGCCTGCAGGACAGGCACGACGAGATCGAGCGCGTTCGCGTCGAACCACCCTCGAATGTCGGAAGCATCGGCCTGCAGCCACTTTCGCTGTGCTGCGTTCGTGGCTCGTCGATTGCGTCGCCCTTGGCTGACGTAGAACGCATCACCCAGGGCCAGGGGGTCGTCAGTTGTTGTCGACATTCCCGCGGAGTCCTTCCACGTTCACATCAGGCTTCGGCCCGGAATCGCCCGCGGCGGAATCGCCTGCAAGTGCTCGATTGAGCTGTTCGAGTGATTCCTTGAGCCAGCGCTGAACCGTGCGCGGTGTCGCCCCGGGCATCTGCTCGAGGAACATCGACAACGGCGCACCATTGGGCACCATCTGCGACGCCGCGGACGCGATCTGGTTGATGTTCTTCGGATCCGCGTCTTTCCAATCGACCTCGATGTCGACGAGCGTGTCCGGCTTGTCGCCGCGAGCGATGCTCGCCAACCGCATGACCTCTTTGATCGATTCGCCGTAGCTGGTTTGCAGGTCCAGAACGAACGATCGAAGCGTGGCCTCGGTCGCGACCATCAGATCGCCAGAGACGTTCTTGAAGTCACCGATCAAGTACTGAGGCGGAACCTGCGCGACGGCCGCGAACGTGGCCACGAGCATGTCCAGGGCAGTGACATAGTTCTTCAAGTCCGACTCGTCGAGATCGAAAACCTTCGTCAGCTCGCCAGGGAAGACGAGCGCGCGGTCGACTCCGACGCGACCCGGCGACGAGACCATCGGAACCGCATAACCGTTGTCATCGAGGACGGGATTGCCCTCGGCATCGACCATGGGGACCGGATTGCCGTCGACGTCGCGAACGACCGGGTCATATCCGGTGAAGATGCGCTGCCGATACGCCGCGAACTGCGCAGCCAAGAGAAGGTTGAATCGCATCGTGTCGATCGCCTTCTGCGGACCGACGAGAGAGTCAACGATCGACACACCCGCTGCCACAGCGTCGATCTCGGGCACGAACGAGACGAACGGGACGCGACCGAGCGGATTCTTGCCGCTCGCAACGTGAACGGGAGCCTTGCCCGACCCTTCCGACCGAAACTTCACCCAGCGATCCGGGTAGTAGACGACGGACACGGTCGCGGCTTTGTCGGCCCACGTCTTCGTTGCCCACAGTGACGAGAACGGATCCGCGGGGTCCGGCTCGATGTAGACCGCGTCGGGGGACTCCGGCCGGATGATCGGCGTCGACTTGTCCTTCGAGTTCGTCCACACCGACATCAGGCCTTGGTCGTGCACGATGCCGTTCGTGTACGCGATGCGCTGGCGAGATCCGAGATTGTTGCGGTCCCAGATGCGCCACAGGTCAGCGTCGAACGCTTCGTCGCGGCCGGTGCGGACTCCGCCCGCGCGTAGGCGCTGGCAGGTCGTTCGGACTGCCAGTCGAATCAGGGGGAGCGGAGCCATTTCGCGGAGTGCTTCGTACTCCTTGGACACGCCCTCCGGCGCGAACGGGAGCGGATGCTTGCCCTCATATGCGTTCTGCCGGAACAGATGTTGCGGTTTGCGTTCGCCAAGTTTCAGCTGTCCCTTGACTAGATCTTCCATTACCGTCGTCACGCTCACGGCCTCCTGTCAGTTGAACGCATAGACCGCGGTGGAGATCTTGGCGTTTTTCGGTTTCGGCATCGGCGCATCGATCGAACGAAGCGCGAGGGTGACGGCAACGAGGGGAGTGATGTCCGATGAGGTGTCCTTGCGGTTCCATCCCCACAGGCCCTCGGTGCCGATGTTTCGTTTGCGCGCGTTGGCAATTGCGGTGTTGAGCGTCGGCTGCCCCAGATGGCGGAGAGCTTTCGCGATGACGGCCGAGAGGATCCCGGCACAGGCGGTGCCCATGTAGCGGGCGTCGGTGTTGATAACCGGAAGTCCGGCCTTCTCCAATGGTTCGATCAGGACGCCGGCCGGGGAGCTGCCGTCGATCACCACGCATCGCAAGCGCTGCTTCTTGTTCATCGCGATGAGATACGGAACAACCCAGTCGATCCCGTGCATGTTCGCGACCATCTCGATATGAGCGAGACCGTCTGCGCGTCGAGCTGCCGAGCCGATCGACGCGACTGCGTTGTCCGGAGCGACGTCGACCGCAACGGCCGGCGCGGTGTCGAAGGTCGACAGGCTGTCGGTCAGGTCAGCAAAAAGTGCCGGGTTGATCGGGGAGTTCGACGTCGCGGCCGACCACATGCCCAGGCACTCACGGGCGAATCCGTCGTCGGAGAAACCCGCGCGGTCATCCTCGATCGTCTCCATGTCGAGACGACCGCCAAGCGCCGGGTTGGACTGCGCCCACGCTTCGCGGGAATCGCGATCGGCATCCTTCGCGCAAGACCACTCGTGCCAGGACGCGCGGCGTTGCTTGCCCTCCATCGTGAGTGTTCGGTGACGAGTGAAGACCTCGCCGTTGTTCTTCGGTCCGGGCGGTGTGCCGGTGTAGATGAACTGACGGTTCTTGAGTGGAGCGGATCGCGTTGTGGGGCCGAGTGCTTCGAGCGCGTCGTCGGAGAGTTCCTGCGCCTCGTCCATCACGACGACGTCGACAGTGAATCCGCGGGCGGACCCTTTCGAGCGCGAGACGAACTCGATGGATCCGCCGTTGCTGAGAACGATCGCTTCTTGCCCGTTGGTGCTGCGCAGCTCGACGACGAGTGCGTTCAGTTCGGGGAACCGAGCTGTCGGGTCGTTCACCTTCTCGCCGAAGAAGTACTTCAGGCGCTTGAACGCTTTACGCGCCGTCTTGACCTCGTGGGCGGTGTGCAAGATCTTCTCGCCCAGCTCGACCATGCCGAATAGTTCGCGGATCTCGATGACGCCGTTCTTGCCGTTCTGGCGGGGAACGGACAGCCCGCAGCGCGTGCACGCCCACTTGCCATCGGCGCGGAAGGCAAGCCAGTCGTCGAGGATGAATGCCTGCCACGGATCTGCGGTCAGTCCGTATTTGGCAGCGAACGCGACCGCTTCGGGGCCGAAGGTGTCGAGGTAGTCGTCGACCGGAGCGATCCGGAGTCGGGGAGTTTGAACACCGAGCAGAGGGTGATCGAGAACTGCGCTTTGCACGGTTCACCCCCGCCCGCCTACGACGCAGGGGGAACGATCTGCATCCGCTTTTTCGCCACAGCGTCCGACAGTTCCTGTATCGGAGTCTTCGGCTCCTCCGGCTTCTCCGGAACGTCATCCGGCGCAGGGTTTCCGTTCTCGCCGTGATCGGTCATGCCAGCCGAGTTCTTGGCCGTAGCGGCTCGAACCTTGAGCGCTTCGATTTCCTTGCCTACCTGCACGAAGTGCCGAGTCAGCGCCGCGAAGTCGCGGGGTGCCGTCTTCGGTGAGTCGAGCCTGCGAGCGATCTTGTCGCGGAGCGCTTCCAGAGTTTTGAGCTGATCACCTTCGGCGGCGATAGTCGCCAGCGACCTGGGTCGACCTGTTCGAGCTGGCATTGCCGAGATCCTCCTGCGCATCAGGGTTGTGTGGAAAACAGTCGGGGGGGTATCGAACACCTCGCCGTGTTGTGACTTTTGAAGTCGAAAAGGGGGTTACCCCTCCCCCTTTCGGTGCCACGAACGACGACGACACCCGCCGTGGTGGTGGGTGTCGATGTGTCGGGCCCTGCTGTTCGGTTGTGTTCGGGTGTTGTTGTTTCGGTGTGGGTTTGTTCAGATCCATTCCCGCGACGTGCGGTCGATGACTGGGTCGAGTTTGTCGCCCTGTTTCTGGTTGCATTCGAGGTGTGCGGGGACGAGGTTGGTGAGCTCGTCGGTGCCACCCTTGGCGTAGGGCAGGACGTGGTGGGCGGTCCCGGAGTGGGGGTGATATTGGAGGAGCGTCTTGTCGATGGCTCGTCCGCAGAGTGCGCAGACTGGTTGTCCTTCGAGGGTCTTCGCTCTGTTGGTCCTGTACCTGCGGTTACTGGTGCGGTGCACGGTCATGGTGCCTTACCTACCTGTGTTGCTCGGGGTTGCGTGGCGTGGTGCCGGCGCTGTTTGGTGTGGGCGTTCCGATGGACCACTGTGCGAGGGACGCGATGTGCGGTGTGTTGTGGTCGGTGAGTCGTCGACTGGTGTTGTCGATGGCGTTGGTGATCGTGTTGGGCAGCCACATGCGGAGCACTGCGACTGCAACCCAGAGTGCGCCTGTGATGTCAGCGTGTTTGTGTCGTAGTTCTCCACGCATCGGGCTTGTCCCTCTCGGTGGTATGAGTCCCGCACCCGTGTTGTGCGCAGCGCTGTCCGACGAGTTGCGTGGGCTCGACGATGTGTTGATTGACTGCGCTTGGATCCGTGTTCTCTGCGGACACTGTCAGACCATGCAGAGCGGTACTTTGACGCCACGGGTGCGGGAGTTGGTGGGGGTGGTGTTGTCACACCCTTGAGTGAGTGGATAGACCTGTGCTCACTGCACGCCATCCTTACACACTGGTCAGAGCGTTTTCAATGTTGGGGGACTTGACCGCGTGTTGTTGTGTGCGAAGACACCGAGACCCCGCCTGTTTGTGTGTCGGTGCGGGGCCTCGTCGGGTGTCATGTTGTGGGCGGTGTTGCTTGGGACTTGGCTCGTGCGTCGCGTATGTCTCGGAGTCGGAACAGTGGCGGGTCTGTGCGGTAGATCCATTCGTCGGTGATGGTCCCGTCTTTGGTGCGCCAGGCGACGGGTTGGATGACTTCGCGGTTGTGCCAGACGTAGAGCGTTGATGTCGGTACTGGCTCGCCTAGTTCTTTGAGGATCCTTCCGACTTCGGCGATGGTGAAGAGCTGGTCGTCGATGCGGCTCATCATCGTTCGTTCGAGGTCTCGAACTCGGTAGTGCGTCCAGCATTTCGGACAGCTCACGTATTCCGCGCCGTGTTCTGCGTAGAGGTCCGCGCCGCAGTCTTCGACGGCGTTGTCGGTGGAGAGTGTGCGCCGTGTGCAGGTGCCTTTGTACTGGTGATCGGGCAGTCGATCGACTGCCTGCAGTGCGAAGGCGACGGCATCGGTTATCGCATCGTGCATCTCAGCGATCGCGGGATATCGGCGTAGACCTTTAACGTCGTCGGCTAGCCAGATCGCTGCCATTTCGACGACGAGCGCGGTGTCTTGTGAGAGTGATGTCGGGTCTCGTCGACGTCCAGCTCGGTAGTCGTGTGTGCGTTGCCGTAGGTCGTCACTATCCAGCAGTTGACCGAATTCGTACCGCATGCCGATGCTGCCGGCCACTGCCCGCGCCCACGTCGTGATCTCACTTTCGAGTAGGTCGAGTGGGTACTGCGTGGGTCTGCGGTCGTATTTGTCGAGCCTGATGGGTAGCGGTGTCTCTGCGCCCTTTCCTCCTGCAAGGTTCTGCCGCATCCGATCGAGTCGCGCGCGGGTGATGGTCATGTCGGAGACGAGTCCGGGCACTGTGCGGAGCTTGCTGCGCAGTACGTCGGTGCAGAGTTCGCACAGTGGGAGATCGTCGGAGACGACGCGTCCGCAGTTGTGGCAGTCATCGTTCACGGCGTATCACCAACTCTGCGTTCGATATCAGGGTCCAGTGTGAACAGGTGGGGGTCTTGGCCGCGGCCCGTCCGCGAAAGATCCGGACCTTGACGGGGTCGTCGTACCAGTGCTCGATCAGGTGCGTTGCGGGTCGGATCGGAACTAGGAATGTTCCTCGCCCGCAGGCGCATTCGATCTCGCCTTTCCATGGCAGCGCGTAGCGTGTCTTCGTGATACCCGGAGCGCGTTCGACGCCGCGGTCGAAGCTGTACTTGACCTTCCCGATCGACATGTACGTCCGGCCGTCGAATTCGATGAACAGAACTGTGCGGAAGCCTTCGGATACGGGCGCACTCAGATCACCGCTCATGTTCTCGGTCATCGGTGTCTCCTTCGTGAGTTGGTGCGAGTTCTGCGCTGTCGGCCGGCGTCGACTGCCCACATCGGCGGTGTCGTGCTCGGCCGGGGTAGTGCACGCTCTTGCTGTGTGCGGGTGTCAGGTTCGGGATCGCCTGGCGTCCACAGTGAAACGTCGAGTGAAACACCGTCCGCCAGTAGACCGAGTTCACGAAGCCGATCGAATGCGTCGTTCACCAAGTCTTGCGTTGGAACTACGGAGTCGCCCCAATCGAAATCGCGGCCGAACAAGTACGGCTCACCATCGGCGCTCTCGAACACACCTTCCTGCCGCGCTACCGTCCGATCGATTGCCCTCGCGAGAATCGGATCGATCGGACGGAGCCGAAGCGAACGCGGATCTTGCGGGGTTCGTGATTGTTCCCACGAGGTGCTCTCGATCCCCAGGTCGCCGGGCTCTCGCCACTGCACATAAGGTCTCGACTCAATGTTCTCGTCCGGAAGGACTGCGCCGAGCACGTACCGCTGCGGGAACGCGTACGCATACGTGGCCTGCAATCTAACCGTTAGCGGGTCGCCCTGGGGTTGAATCCATCCGACATCGAGATAGCTCAACTCGCTCGATCGCATCCGGTCGATTTGCCGCTTCGTCGCCCACGGGCCGATGAAATCTGATCCAGGGCAAAGGACTTCGCTGTCGTCGGTGGCGTAGCTGTAGTCGGGATCGACGCCGTCGCTGTCCGCCTGGCACAGATCGCACCCGCATCCAGACCAGAACGCATTGCGCATCTCGCGCATACGGGCCGTGATCTTGAGTCCGTGCCAGTCTTCGCCACAGTGCCAGCACTTCTGCTGATTCACGTTGTAGTCGTAGCCGCTTCGTTCGCTGTATCCGCTGAGCTGCTCGTCGACCAGGGCGTCGATCTGGTCGATGATGTTGTCGTTCATGATTCGACCTGCGGGAATTCGTCCCAGGTACGGCCGTCGAGTTCTCGACCCGCGGCCCTCTTGCCGATCCGTCGCATGATCTCGTCACGGTGCGGTCCCCAACGATGCGCCTCCGCGCCTTCGGTGTCGGGTCGCCACGGAACCGACTGCAGGCCTTCGCCCATCACCCAGACGTCGCCTTCGCGTGCATCTCTGCGGTCGACATGCGTCCACTCGCCCCATTGCTTGAACAGGAACGGCACCTGCGCTTCGCTGCACTGGTCGCGCAACGACGTCGCCCACGCGGGATGCATCGGTCGAGCGTTGCGCCCGGACTCACCCCCGACGATTACCCAGTCGAGCAGTGGATGGGGGCAGCCCGTGCCCGCGGTCGGTCCGCCGATCCAGTCGGGTTCGATCGCGTTAATTCCGTCCGCATTCCACAGGTCGATCGGCCCGAGAAGTGGTTCAGCGCTGATGAAACGAACTTTCGCCGGAGTCGCGAGCAGTGCCGGGATGCGTATGTCGGCCCACTTCTGATTTTCGGTCGATACACCAAGCCAGAGGTTCGGCAGTGGCCACGCGAACGAATACCCCTCCGGCATCAGCGCATCGCATTGCTCGGCAACGCGATCGGGAAAGGATGGCGACGACAGCAGCGCATGCATCCGACCGTGCCGCTTCGTCAATACCTGAAATGTGTGGTCGTGAGCGAGTGCCATGACTGCGAACACCTTCGCGATGTACTCGTCGGGCACGTACTTGTGAAAAAGGTCCGACATCGAGTTGACGAAGATTCGGCGTGGCTTCTTCCATCGCAACGGCTGGTCGAGTTTGTCCGGCCGGAGCTGGATATCGAAACCGCCCTCGAAGTAGTGACCAGGCGTGCCACGAAAGCGTTCCGAGAATGTCTCGGCGTAGCAGTTGTCGCACCCTGGCGAGACTTTCGTGCATCCGGTGACGGGATTCCATGTGGCATCGGTCCATTCGATACCTGTCTTGTCGCTCATGATTCCTCTTCCAAAGCTGTGCGGAGGTCGGTGTAATCGCAGCTGTCACAAACACCTTCGAGGGCCTTCTCCACCTTGGCGATCGTGGCCTCGGCCTTCTCGGCGCGGGCACGCCACCGTGCGGTTGTTGCTTGCGATGCTTCGAGGTCTCGCTGCCGCACTCGACTGACCTCCTCCAGTTGGGCACTTTCCCGCAGTTCCCAGCCGTCGGGGATCGCTGCGACAAGCGCATCCCAGTCGAGTTCCGTTGCCCGCCCGTTGGTGTACTGCTCCAATTCCTTGTAGAGGTCTTCTAGCCAGATGATGTCGGGAACCGATTTCACTCTCTCGTACGCCCACAGAGTTGCTTCGAAGATCAGGCCGGGATCTTCACCGGCGACGAGCAATTTCGCGTAGACGCAAGCTGCCTGTGCCGCAGCCCTGGAATGGATTTCGACGTTCCCCGGATCAGGCGCGGTCACGACGACACCTTCGCAGGCGGTTCAATTCGACTCTTCGCGATTGGTGAGAATTCGGCGTCGCAGTCCGGATGGATCCACCATCCTTCTCCGTCAGCGTCACGCCACACGGCCAAGCTGCGGACGCCTTGATCTTCTCCACATACGCTGCACGTTCCGGCATGTTCGCTCACTGGGCGACTTCCTCAACGAGGCGGACTAGCCGAACATTGCGGATGGACTCACCGTTCGAGGCGAGGGTCTCGAGTCCGTCGCGCTGCTGCTGAGTGGAGTGGCGCGACCCGACGCGATCGATCCGTCGCCAGGGCGTGTCGTCATCTTGCATCTCCCACGAGAGTTTCCAGAGTTCCGTATCCTCCTCGACCAATCGAAGACCGCAGTCACACAGGTGGTCCCGCATCGTTCGCAGTGCCGGATTGTAGGCACCGGTGTAAATGCCGCTGTGTCCGAGACCTTTCCCCGACGGGCAGACGTAGCTCGTGAACGGCTCGAGGATCGTGATCTCGATGTGGCGACCCTCGCCGTACGTGTTTCCACACTGGCCACATAAGCGATCCTGGCCGCGCCAGTTGGTCGAGAACTTGAAGTGGTGCGCGTTGCTCATTTCTGTCCCCATTCGTGTTCGCAGTTGGTGCAGAGTCGAATGACGTCGAACTCTGTTTCGTCGATTGGTTGTGCCGGTCTCGGCTTGGTGAATCCCGTTCGGACCGTTCGGAAGACGCTTCCGCTGAACATCATGATTTCTGTTCGGTCGCCGCCTGACGCGTCGTACTTGTCGCGCTCGATCGCCCAGTCCGACAACGCTTTCTCCCACGCCGTGATCTGCTCATCAGTTGGTGCGATCGGTTCGCGCATCACATGGAAGTCGGTCACCCGACACTTCGGGCATGTCGTCCAGGCCTCGAAGGCCTCGGATGGATCCGCGACGTGATCATCCTGTTCATCGACGTAGGTCACGGACTCGGTCTCGACATCACGCACGCGGAACATTGCCCACGAGATCCCTGAAACGACAACCGCGCCAGGCAGTATGAACGCAAGCCACTCGATCATGCTCGCCCCCAGTTGATCGACCCCTGATGGTGATGGTGCACCGCTTCGGGCCGATACCAGCCGAGATGCATAGCGCCGGCCGATGCCAGAGCGAGAGCGTCAGATCGGTTGTCGTTGCTGTTGATCGCCGCGTGTGGCCACAGCGATTTCATCGCCGCAATCACTTCGGATTTCTCCGCGTTGCCGTTGCCCGTCGCGAACTTCTTCAACGTCTTCACGTTCACGTCGACGACAGGGATCTTGCGCTTGTGCAGGAACACGACGAGTTGCGTCACGAGCGCGGATCGCTCTTGGTACAGGCTCGCGAACCTCGGATTCGGGTTGTTGCGCGGAACCTCCTCGATGACGACGAGCCGGACGCCTTGCGGCATTGCCCGGAGGATTCGCACGAACTGACGGTCGACGCGCATTGATCGATCGATCAGATCCGCTCCGTCGAATCCTGGCTCTCCGACGTTCTTCAACTCGGGCACGTTCGGGGTCGCGGCCGACGCCGGGTCGCGGATGATCGCGATTCCGGCATCGGTGAGCGACGGGTCGATCCCGACGACGGTGGTCATGCGCTTGCCCGCACTCGAGTGGCCCATTCGAGGTTGCTGAGCCTGCAGTCGGTCGGGTCGCCGTTGATGTGCCGCGCTTCCATGCCGTCGGGGCACGGTCCGACGAAGGCCTGCAGGACCAAGCGCCGAACGAAGTGCTGCGACTGGTGAGCGTTCTTGGTGAGTCCGACGTCGATGCCGCTCAGGTGGTGGCGAGTTTGCAGCGGTTGTCCGCGTCGCCGGTTGCCGCGTGCGTCGATCCTGTCGACGCTGCGGATGATGCCCAGGTTGCTGGCCTGGTAGATGCCCTCGAATCCGGGAATGTCTCGCCACTGCTCGGTTCGGGGTTGGTCGATCGGTGTCACGATGCGCCCCTTTCAAGGCTGGTTCGGCCCAGGACGGCCGGAGATGTCTATCGGTGGGTGTTCGGTCGGGAAAGCTCTTGGCGGGCTTCTGCGCGCCGCTCGTCCTTCGGGCGCTTGCCGGTGAGCCGCGGAAGGCACGGCATTTTCCGCGGGCTGCCGTTGATTCGATTTGTGCACGGATGCATTGGCGCGGCCCCACACTGCGGACACCCGCGGTCAACTGCGCCGTTGACCTCGTACGCACCGGGAACCGGATTCCCGTCCGCGCCCCCGACGGGGAGCTGTCCGAGCTGCGGGTCGCCGTCGGCCAGGCCGTGACGGAGATCGTTCATCATCTCGCGTCGCTTCCGAGCCTCGTCGGATTCGCGTTGGTTCCGTTCGGTCCGGATTGCGCGGCCGAGACGAATTACGTCCGCGGGCATGATCATGCGATCCGGTTCCGCCCGGTAATGCGCTGTCACCGCGTTCAGCTGGTCCGATACCGACAATTTGTAAGGCTCGAGGGCTTCGGCCCAGACTGCAGCGCGTCCGATGTCAGCCTGCCCAAATCGGTTGTCGAACAATGCCGCTCGTCCGATGACAGCTCCGGCATCCTCGATCTGCTGCGGTGTGGCCTCGATGAGTGGTCGGGTGTTTCGGCGCGCGTCTGGTCGTTCAAGATCAGTCATTGCGTGATCTCTTTCTGCGTGGAGTCGAGGGATTCCTGCTGCGCTTGCGCGAGCTGCTGCCCGAGCTGGTGCCAGCCGCGCGCCTTCTCGGTCGCCTTGCCGACGCCGGCCGTACCGGATCCGAACGATGACGCCGCGGTCCGGCTCTTGATGACCTCGGAGACGAGCGACGGGAGCACTCCGGGACCAAGGTTCGGTTTCGTCAGCCAGAGCGAGAGTGCGTCGACGACGTCCTGCTCCGGTTGGCCCTTCTTGAGCATCGAGCCGCAATGCATCGCGAGGGACGTCCGAACCGACTGCGGATGAGCGTCGGGGATGACGCGACGGACGAGTGACCATCCGTTGGCGTCGACGGGTGGTCCGGTTGGTCGTTCATTGAATGGTTCCGGATGAATTTCTGGCGCTGCGTTTTCGGTCGCGCTCGCGTTGCTTTCAGTTACTGCTCTACCTACGTAAGTAGGTTCTTTAGGTATAGGTAACTGTGCCGATGCGACATTTTGCGATTGTCGCGCGACATTTTCGACCTCTGCCCGCCTCTGAGCGACCCTCTCGCGGTCCGCTTTACGCTTCCTGATCTGGCGTTCCATCGGTTCTTGCCACTTGAGCCACTTCGGGAAGTCCCATCCAAGATGGGAACGGTTATAAGACAGAGATGACGACAGAGATAGAACAGAGATAGAACACGGATGGCGACAGCGTTCGCCGTTCTCGTCGAGGAACACCGGCACCATCACTTCCTCTTTCACGAGCTGATTGATGCGCCCCGGCAGGCGCTTGAGTCCCAGTTTTTTCGCATCTTCGATCGACAGAAATCCGGACGATTCGTTGTCGGCCATGTACGCGAGAGCGCGCGTGAGGAATGTCTGCGCCCCCTCGGTGACACCTGCTTTGTCAAGCTCGATGTAGTACTTGGACGCCAACGCAACCCAGTCCATTTACGCGGCCTCCTTGCCTTTCTCGGGGTCGATCAGATCCGTCTCTTGCACGTGCGCGGTGTGGCATTTTCCGGCCGGATGGAACCCGCAGTCGAGACAGATCACGGATCCGGTCTCGTCGTCTGCGATGACGTCGACGACGAGGCCTGCGGAGTACCGGCCCCAGAGCGTGCACACGTCGCGTCGGAGCCGAGCGGGTCTAGTCATCTGGCAACTGCGCGCGTAGATAGTTGACGATCGCCTGCACTGTCGGCCGCGCGTGTTGTCGCGCTTCCGTCCGGAACCGTTCTGCAGCCGCGGCCTGATCTTTGAAGTGCGGCACGCTCGCGAAGGCAGCTCCGAATCGGGAGACACACACAACGTCGACGAGCTTGTCGACGTCGAGCTGCGCGACGAGCGCGCGGGAGAGACTGCCCTCGGGTGCGCTCCGGATTGCGTCGCTCGTGGCCCACTCTGCGAAGTCGGACAGGTGCTGGTCGGTGACGCCTTGAACTGTCGATCGGCCGTCTTCGTCGCGGAGATACGCTGCGAACGCTTCGATTCCGGCAGCGACGCCGGCTTCGAACTCGGGGGAGGGCTCACCGGGGAGCCAGCGCCGCGCAATGATCGTGCTGTCACTGTCGCTCATCGGTTCACTCCGGCCGTGAATTCGAAGATCTCGTCGACGAGCCGATCGATCTGAACGAGTCCGCGAACATTGGGGCTGAGCAGCATCGGCACCTGACTTTCGAGGTGCCTGACGATCAGGTTGCCGAGTTCGGACCTGTGGAAGTGATCGAGCGCTACCTGAAACTTCTCCGGTGTGTTGATTCCGAGCTGCACGAGAATGCTCATTGCATCGTCTGCGGTGGGAGTTTCCACACCTGTGGAATTTGCTTGGGGAGTACTCATTTCGTGCCCTCGGAATCAGGTGCTAGCTCGTCAGCGGCGGGCGCGGGCTCGTCGTCGACCTTCAACCGGACGACGAGGCCCATCGCCTTCGCGAGGGCTGCAATTTCACCTATCGTTGCTCTGTCCGCCTTGTGGACTACATCGAGGAATGCGCGCCGTGGTGATGCGATCGGGAAAGCTGTTGCGCCCGGAATCCAGATACCGGAGTTCTGACCTGTACCCATGTCTTGCCTTTCGTTGTGCGGGTGGTCGGCTGGTAAACCGACCACCCGCGAACGTGGTTACTTACCAGTGGATTACGCGGAGAACTCCGGTCCGCCTTCGAAGACGGGTTCGGTGGGTTCTGCGGACTTCTTGCCGCGACGGGGCCGCGTGATCGGAGTGGGATCCGAGACAGCGTCCTTGATCTCCGGTGCGCCTTCGAGTTCCGGCGTCGACGGCTCGTCGGCCGCATTCTCGCCGTCGGTCTCGGCCGTGGTGGGCTCGTCGAGCGCCGGAGCGTCTTCCGGTTCCGGTGTCTCACCCTCGTTCTCGGGCTGATCGAACAGTGTCGGTTCGTTGGCACCCTCGTTGATCTTCGAGTTCACTCCGGTGAGAACCTTCTCGATCGACAGGTTCATCACGTGCCGTGTGCCTTCGCTGGCCTGCTCTTCCTCGATGACCTTCTTGACTCGGCCGCGAATGGTGAGGACTATCGTGTCCCCGACGCTCGAGAGTTCGAAAGATTCGGACGAGAGTCCGGAGAATCGGATCCGGCCTTCTTCGATCTGTGGTTGAGATTTCATTCGGAAGCTCCTTCGGTTGCGTCTTCGATTTCGAATGTGTTGGCTTCGGATTCAGGTTTGATGCTGAGAGTCGGCTTGCATCCCGAGCTCTCCGCTCGGACGTTGTTCGCGACCGAAGCGAGCCGAATGCCCTCTGCCTGTTCATCAGTCAGCTCGACGATCGAGCGCGTGCTGTCATCGCAGCCCCGCGCGGTGATGAGGTACCTCATGCGGGTGCTCCTTCGAATACGTGCCAGACGAGTCCGGCAGGGGTTACGACCGTGCCGATGAATCGGCCAGCGGGCAGGGGGTGGCCGGTGCCTGCAATGTGAATCCAGCGGCCAGACCTCGGCAGATCGTTCGGATACGTGCTGGCCCACAAATCGATTCGGTCACTGCTGCCGTCACGTGTCGGCGCAACCGACAAGATCTGTGCGCCTGCGTGGATCGACAAGACCTGGCCGTCGAGAACCGGCAGCGTGAATCGGTAGATCTTGGGCACGTCCTGATCGCTCATCGCAGCCTCGACGCTCTCGGATAGAGCCGGGCCAAGAAGTCTTCGGTGTCGATCACCTTGAGTCCGGAGATCCCGAACTCGGGCTTGCTCGGCTTAGCGGTGTCGCGAACCTTGGCGGTGAGCCAACCGAACGAGGCAGCGACGCCGCCAACAAACCCGACAGCCAGGACCGCGCCCAAGACGCCGTGCCGCTTCACGACACGCCGCCCTTCGGGAGGCGGTCCGCCAGGCGACTGACAGCGCCGACGAGAGCGAGCAATGCCTGAGCCTGGGCAACCTGCACGAAGAACTGAGCGCCGACGTCATTTCCCAATTTGGCCGCTTTCTCGCAGGTGTTGATGTTCGCCTGCGCATCCGCGCACCAACCCTCGACGTGGTTCCGCGCATCGAGGGCGCTCATCGGCCCTCGCCCTTCGCTGCATCCTCGGACTGAGCCGTCTCGAGGAAGTCGATCAGCTTCGACGCCTCGGCCTTCGTGAGTTCCTTCGAACTCGTGAACGTGCGACCGAACTGCGCCTGCAGGTAGTCGAGCTTCTTCGACCGCTCCGCCAATCCCTCTTTCGCGAGCACAACGGCCAACTTGCGTTGCTGCGCCAGCGAAGAGAGCTGTTCGCCCTTCTCGTTCACACCCGGATCGGGCTCCGGCAGAGGCTTGCTGACCTGCGCAGGTTCCGGTTTTGCGACCGAATCTGAGGCAGGTTCCGGCGCCGACTCGGCCTCGATCGGCACGGTTTCGGCGTCCTGCGGTTCGGTTTCCGCTACCGGTGTCACGGTTTCGGCCGGTTCTGTCACGCCCTCGTCGTCGGGGAGCGCAGGCGCTTCGGGTCCGGCGTCCGGGTCGACGGGCTTGCGAGGGCGGGGGGCTCGAGCGGGAGCCTTCCGCGTGGTCTTTCCTCGCTTGAGCGCGGCCGGCGCGGGAGCTGCAGAGACCTGCTCGTCGTCGCCGTCATCGATCCGGACTGCATCCGCGTAGCCGAGATCGCCCTCGATGAGATCTTCGACGATCGCGGATCCGGTGAGGACATCAGGGAACAGACGCTTGCACAGTCGCGACGTCGCACGGGCGACGAGCTTGTCCTCGGGGTACGACGAGATATCGATTCCCGCCGTCTTCGCCTGCTGCGCCGTGAACGTGACCTTGGTCCACGTCTCCTCGCCGGACCGGCGTCCCTCGATGGCAGCGCGGGTGTCCGACGTCTCGGTGATGCGGTACTCATGTCCGCACTCGATGATCCTGCGACGCATGAACTCCGCGTAGAAACCGATGCGGCCGTGAACGGAGAAGATGTTGCCGAGCGCGTCGAGCGGTTCGATGCCCAGCTCGTACCCCTTCATCATTGCTGCAGCGACCTGTGCAGGCTTGCCGACCATCGTCTTCGGAACGAAGTCCGTCTTCGCCAGAACGTCAGCCGCTTTCGCGGTGTCGAAGAACAGGTCGAGCCATTCGCGCATGCGGGATCCACGATCGATCTGCAGCGACAGGTGCGCCGCTGCGTTGGATGCCGAATCTTCCTCGAACGGGTTGACGTACTTCTCTTTGGTCTTTTCGATCTCGGTCATGGTGCTACCTCTCGTGTTGTGTTTGATTTGCTGCCGAATGGCCTAGTTGTCGTAGACAATTCGGCCGATTGAGCCCCGACGATCCGGGGGCGTGAGTGGGGGAGCGATCAGGCTGCGCGATTCGTCCGAGAACTTCTTGATCTGCTGCACGTAACGGAAGGTCGTCAGTTGCGCTTCTTCGGAGATTGTCGGAATCAGGTCGTAGCCGTCGGCGCGAATGTGCACGGCTCCGGTGCGTTCGACTTCGATCATTGGTTGCTCGTTGCCGTCGGCATCGATGTAGACGTCGGCGTAGCGATACCCGGCCAACTGCAGGGCGGTCTCTCCGAAGATTCCCGAGCGCGTCGTCTTGAGGTCGAGCAGCCAGCGCACGAAGCGTTCTTCTTCCGGATCCCACAGATCTGCAATCAGGTCTGACGTTCCGGCATAGCCGTAGCGGTACGAGGCGATCACGAACTCGACGAGAACGGGGCTCACCTGGAACGCATCGAGGAACTCGATGTACGCGTCGATGTGTCCGCGCAGCTCGTCGGGCACCTGGACCTCTTCGCCCTTGACGAGCTTTTCACCGAGCGTGTGAACCTCGGTGCCGCGCTTGCCGGCAGCGTCTCGGTCTTCGTAACGCGCACCTTCGAGCTTCTTCAAGCGGACACTCGGGGGCATGTCACCCAACTCGTCCCAATGGTCGAGTGCATACGATGCGGTTGCCTTGCCAGCCCAATTCACGAGTGCGGCCTTTGGGAGTCCGTCGCCGAGAATGGTTGTGACACCGGGCATCTTCTCGCCGTTCGCGTCGACGTACCCGTGACCCTTGCCGTAGTTCCTGCGCCGGATCGGTCCGACATACTTGGTAGCCATCTAGCGCCCCTCGCCTAGTAGTTCAATGTTGCTTGGATCAGTGAGGTGCTTCTGCCCCTCTTTGGGGTAGTAGACGAGCACCTGTTTTCTGGACTCGATAACCCGGTCGATCTGCCCGACTTCTCTTCGGAGCGGGTATCCGGGATCGGTGTAATTCACTGTCTTGCCGATGTTCTCGCGTGCTGTTTGGAGATTCATTGCGCCACCAGAGTTTCCGCGACAGCCGAGACGAGATCCCGCGCGTTCGGTGGGCACACCGCGTTGCCTGCCTGACGCACCTGTTGACGCTTTGTGCCGAGAATCGTGTAATCGGTCGGCAGTGCCATTCCACGCGCGATCTCGTGAGGTTCGAGCATTCGGAACATGCAGTCGTCGATGTCCGGCTTCTCCCACGTCGTCAGCGACGCAGTCGGAACGGCCGTCAGAGTGCGCAGCGTGTCACCGATCGCCGTCGACATCTCGGACCCGTCGCCCTTGCGAGAACTGTTGTGCCGCGTGACCATCGCGTGATGGTTCCCTGCCGCAGCGAACGTGTCGAAGGCCTGATCGACAGACTTCGGCGTGTTGTTCGCCCGCAGTGGCACGATGAACGCAGTCTCGTTTCTCGTCGTCATCGTGCGAAGCGGATCCGACGACGAGCGCGCTTCTTTACCGTCGCGACCCTCGACAGGAACGAGCAGACCGTGATGGACGTTCGTCGCCAGAGTGCTGATCGGATCCGTCACAGCGTGGTTCTTCGACTGGCCGTACATGACAGTCACGAACGGCTGCGCCCCAGTGCTGAACTTGACGAGGCCTGCCTCGATGCGCGCCAGCGTCTTCGGCGCGAGTGGCTTAGTCCGGTCCCCGATGCGAGTTCCCCGCAGCGACCAGTCGATCGCGCTCGACGCCGGGATCCATCCCGGTTCGACGACAGCGTTCCGGCACGTCACTCGAGGGCAGCGCCAGACGTACTGCGCTCGGTACCGGCCCCACGGTGTCGGCTTCTTCCACGCCTGAATAGCCGTCACCGTCTCGTCGCACTGGACGCAATACGCTTGCGGCCGAGTCCATTTGTCGAAGTCCGGAGCGCGATTGCCCTTGCGCCAGAACACGACATACATGCGATCGCGAGACTGCGGAGCCGGATCGCCGCCAGCCTGCGCATACATCGAATTCATGTAGACGATGCGATGGTCGTAGCCGAGTAGTTGCATCGCCTGCAGCCAGGCAGGAAACAACTCCCACATTGCTGCGTCGACGACGTTCTCGGTGATGATCGCTTCGTACCGGTGGACCTCGGCAAACCGGGGAATGTCCCACATCGTTGCCCGCGAGCGGTCTGCCGCAGCGTCAGGCAAGGTCTCCCCGAACAGGTCCGGCGTGGCGTCGATGTTGCGCTTCTTGCCCTTGGCCTGACTGTGATTCGTGCACTCCGGAGATCCCCACAAGATGTGTGTTCGGGGGAAGAGTCGCGGATCCACCTGCGAGATATCGGCGCACGCGTGATCGGTGCTCGGATGGTTCGTGTTGTGGGTCTCGATCGCAAGGTTCCAATGATTCGCAGCCATGCGGACAGTGACGCCGGGAACCTGTGCCGCGCCAGTGCTCGAACCACCTGCGCCGCAAAAGAGATCGGTCATCGTAAGCTCGGTCATGTCGGCTCCGCCGCTTGACGTTCGATCTCGACGGCTGTCTTGTAGAGCAGCGTCGTCGCCATCTCGGGGGAGAGGCCTTCGGATCCGATGATGCTTTCGACCCCGTCGCCGTTCTCGTCGAACGTCATCAGTAATGCGAAGTGGACCTTGCCGGTCTGCCTTGCGAGTTTGTCGCGGACCATCCGGAGCGCTACCGAATCAGGAAACTCGATCGCCATTGTCATTGTCCCTTCGGTAGTTCGGATCGCGTTGCGCGATAAGGTGAATCATTGCGAGGTCGTCGTCTGGGTCCGCGATCTCGAAATAGGCTGTCGCGAGATCCTGAACCTTCGCTTCGTTGGTCGTGAGCAACTTGGTTGCCGGTTGCCACTTTCCGAATCCTGGTTTCTGTGGCATGTTTTCGGCCACCCAGAATCCAATGCCTTCGGCGTCGAGTTCGCTCATCGGTCATCCACCACGCCTTGGCGATTGAAGTCGGACGAGTCGATCTGCTGCTGTCGCGCCTCGAAAGCCATTGCCGTTTCGAGAACCAACTTCGCGCCTTCGTAGTCGTCGGCCTCGGCCAGGTCGAGTGCATGTGCGTCGAGAATCTCTGCCATCGCACGTAGTTCGCTCATGGCTGGACCGCCAGGGATACCAGGATGAACACGCCTGCGATGCCGATCTCGATTGTCATTGCGAGCCAGAACATTCCGAATCACCGCAATTCCGGATGAGTGGCGTACACAATGCAGACGCCGGCCAGGACTGCGACGGCCAGAATTGCGAAGATGAACCGGTAGATCTTGGCGAGCTGCGCGTGACGGTCGATCGGAGCTTCGTCGAATGTGGCCCACTCCGTGACGTCGACGGAGTCACTGAGTTCGATTCCGAGTTCGGTCGCGATTTGGTCGATTACCTTGTCGCGCTCTTCGTTGATTTCGTCGTGCGCCAACGATGCGGTACGCAAGATGTCGAGATCGCTGCGAGCATCGGCAAACGACTTGGGGTCGCACTGAATCCAGTCGGCGCGAAGGTCTCGTTCGAGCTGGTCCGCGATCGGTGTACGGGTGATTTGGACATGGGTCATCGCAAAGTCTCGTTTCTTGGGAGAATGAAAGAAGTTGGGCTGAGTGTTTGAAACCCGAACGCAGGGAAGATGTCTCGACTATCTGAGTCGGGATGCTCCTGTGCTCATTCCCTACGTTCGGGGGTCAGTGGCGTCCGGGGCAGAGGTAGCGTTTCCGCCCCGGACGCCTTCGGAGTAGTCCGCGCTCTGCGTCAGCCCGACGCGAGCGGCGTGACTACGGGTCGAGAGAAAGCCGATCATCGAGCCGAGTCGAACCTTGTCCTCGGTCGAGAGCGGACCCTCGGTCATGACGAAAACTCCTGTGCGACAGCGCGAAGCGTCGTGACGACGTCGTCCTTCGAGCGCTCTTCCATGTCGTTCCACTGTGCGACAGTGATAGCGCCACCGAAGTCAGTGATCAGGTAGCCGCGAAGCGCGCCGGCCGCGAGCGTCGTCTCGTACGGACTCATGTCGAGAGCGATTCCAGCCTGTCGAATAGCGCCAAGGGTGCAGAGGCAGCCATCGGTCGTTACGAATATGCCCTTGGCATGTCCGCGTGTGTCGATGAGATCTGCAGCGATACCGAGAATCTGACGGACTGAGTCAATGGTCGCAGGTCTAGTCATCTGAGAACCGCGCGTATCAAATGTGCCGTACTGCACTAACTGTGGCTGATCAGTCATGAGGACAGCTCCCGGATTGGCGAAGACGGCAAGATCATCAGTTGTGGTTCGATCAGTCCACGATCGATGGCAAGGAGTCGAATCCCTTCCATGCCAAGTGGAGTGACATACGTGGTGCGCGATGCGTGGCCGTTCGTCTTCTCCTGGTCGTGAGTCTTGACCGAGAACCAACCGTCGAACTTGGCCTTGGCGTACGGCTCGCGTCGACGAGGCCCCTTCTCGATGAGGATCTTCTCGGAGAACAGGAACGACCACAGCGCCTTATGTTTCGCGCCGATCAGATTCGCGACAGTGTCGATCAGGTAGCAGCCCTTACCGTTAAGGAAGGTGTCGAACGCGTCAGCCTTACTCTGATTCTTCTTCGCGGACTCGATTGCCAACTGCATGCCCTTGCCGAGCTGCTCGATGAACGCGAGCGAGTTCGGGTCGAGCGCAGTGAAGTCAGGCAGTGTGGGTGTTCCGTAAGAGCCGGTCTTGCGGATGGATGGCCACACCTCGTGAGTGAGGAAGCGTCGGAACTTTCGCGCCTCGGGCTTGCGAGAGTCGAGAACAAGGTCCGTAGCGCCGTCTTCGGAGACGACCCACATCTTGCGGTTCTGCCCGCCGGACCTGACCGTAGTTGAAATACGGTCAGCTTCATCGAGTCGCAAGATTGCCTTATCAGGCTGAGTGAGTCCGAGAACCCGGCAGATGTCAGCCGCTACAGCCCAACGCTTGCTCTCGATGTCGACCGTGCGGATCTCGTTGTTCTCGTACGTGAACAGGGCACTCATGCCCCACCCCCGGCGACGAACTTGCGGATCTCATGCTCGGCAACCTGGACGGCGCGCTGGGCATCTTCGAGGTTCTTCGCCGCCCTGGCCTGCGTCCGCTGTGTCGCGTGATAGAGCCGCTTGGTCTCGGCTTCGACGCCGATGGCATCGCGGAGTTGGTCGGCAAGTCGCGACCAGGTGGCGTCAGTCACGGGGGCTGCGTTCTCAACCCCCGTGACCTGCCCCTCTCCTATGGTTGCGGTGCTGGTTCCATCAACCGAAGGAGAAGAATCGTGACTTACCTTGACGCGGCCCGTGCCGCAGCTCAAGCCGCCAGTAGTGCCGACAGCGCCCGGATTCGATCGGAGGATCGGGGAGTCAAGAAGCTGGCCGAAGCCGTTGAATACCTGGCCAAGGCTGTCGAGGAGCTTGCGAAGGCTCGTCACCGCGAGATCTAGATCTCGAATATCGGAGGCGATCGCGTCGAGTTTCCCGAGCTGTTCAGCTTGACGAAGCTCGACGTCCTTCAATTCTTGTCCGGTGTGTGTCGTAGAATCACGCATCAGAGATCCTTTCTGGGGTTCGGCCCGTTCGGTGTTAGCGCACCGGGCGGGCATTTTTTCTGGGGGGATTAGGCGACCTTCGCGTGCTCACCGATCAGATCTCCGACCGGAACATTGAGAAGTTCCGATAGGCGCGAGATCTCGGTGAGGTTGAAGTCGATGGTTCCGAGAAGCCGTCGGGAGAATGCGGCTTGGCTGATCCCCAGGTAAGTGGCTGCGACAGCTTGGGACAT